ATTGTTAATCGTTCAAAAGGATTAACAGAACAAAAACAACAATTAAACGAACGATCAGACGATTATGATAATGCAATTCGTAGCAGACTAGGATTAGAAGAGGAGGAACCTATACCTCAAGTTACAGGTAATTATGTACTTAATGCAGGACCATTACCATTACACCCAGATGATGCAGAAATAGTTAAAAGACTATGGCCAGAAACAATGAATCTTAGTAATGTTGGTAAAGGAGAAATATCAATATATTGGTTGTATCAATATCAAAATCCACCTAAAGATACTGAAGATTTAAGAGGAGATGATAAACCAGATTTAAAAATAGCCGGAACTCCTGCAGAAATTAAAAGTTATAGTTCACACAAAAAACGAATCGGATTAGGACGATTTTCAAAATTTAAAGACTCTAGAAGAATAATATCAATATTATTTGGAATACAAACATTAACAAATTTATTTTCAGCTGAAAAAAAAGTATATTCAGATACTGATTTTTACGCAAAAGATTTAATAGCTTCATTTGATAGTTTACAAGCATTAGATATTTTAGAAAATAAACAAGAATTAATGCAACGATTTCCGTTGTTTAAAACAATGTTTGAACAAATTGATGAATTAAAAAATAACTTAAATTTACAAGAAGGTTATACTTCAGTCGAAGGCGCAGCTGCTGTATTTAAACGATTAATAACTGAAAAATTCATGATAAAACCTGGAAATCATGGTTATATCATGAATTTAATAGATAAAGATCCTGCTAATATTTATACATTTGAAGTAGATTTAGAATCTTTAACTGATGAAAATATACTAAAAAATGTTGCAGTATCTGGAGCAGATATTAAAGTTAACTATTGGGAGCTTTTCGGGAAAGGATAATCAGTGAAAACACAATTACTATGCACTTTTGCACATCGCAATAATCTTGATATTGTAATAGAATATATCAAACAAAACTTTACAATACCAGAAAATCGTATATTTGTATTTGAAAATGCAAATAAACAACATGAATTATATTGCACTTACAACGCAGAAGATAATGGATTCCGAGGCAAAAACACAATATCAATACACAGAAAAAAAGAAACAAACACTTTGTATACTGTCAATGCTCTCAACGAAATAATTGTAGAACAAAATAACGGAGTGTTAGATAAAAGATTTCCATTGTATTGGCAAAAATATGAAAACTCTTTTATATTAAATACTAATCCAGGATATAAAATTGTAAATTTAGTATTCTTCACAAAAATATCATTTTAAGCAATATTTATATAAAAAAATTAAACAATAACTTTGAATTAAAGATTTAAATATCTATATTATAATTAATAACTAAATAAATAAACAATTAAAGGAATAAACTATGAGTTTAGATTTAAACGCCATCAAGGCAAAACTTAACCAATTAAACAAAACCGACGAAAAGAGAAATAATCTTTGGAAGCCTGAGCCAGGCAAACAGCGAATCAGAATTGTACCTTATGTGCATCGCAAAGAAAACCCATTTTTAGAAATGTATTTCCATTATGATATTGCAAAGCGTAGTATGCTTTCGCCTATTACTTTTGGTAACGCAGATCCAGTAGTAGAGTTTGCAGAAAAACTTAAGAAAACTGGAGATAAAGACGAATGGATAATGGGAAGAAAGATTGAACCAAAAATGAGAACATATGTTCCGGTTATTGTTAGAGGTAAAGAATCAGAAGGACCAAAATTTTGGGGCTTTGGTAAAACTATTTACGCAGAGCTATTGTCTATTATTTCTGATCCAGATTATGGTGATATCACAGACTTAATGAATGGACGTGATATTGATGTAGAATTTACACCAGCAGAAGGTGGAGGATATCCTAAAACTTCTATTCGTGTTAAGCCAAATACATCTCCTGCAACAGAAGATAAAGCAGTTGCAAAAGCAATCATGAATCAAGCTAAGATAACTGATATATTTCCAGAACCAACGTATGAAGAACTAGAAAATGCTCTTAAAGAATGGATGAATCCAGAAGGTGCTGACTCTGATGTAACCACAACAGAAAAACCAGCTACCGCAACAGCTGATTCTAAAACAGAACCAGCAGCAGACAAGAAAGCAGACGTATCAGCTGCATTTGACGATTTATTTAATTCATAAGGAGTATTATGGCGAAAGCTAAAAGCAAACAAGAAGTTGTGGACGGACTGGCCACAGTATTAGCAGAAAACATTAACAAACAATTTAAAGGACAAGCGCTTAAGACTGCTTATTTTTTAGATGGAGATTTAGATGCTCCTACCAATGTTCATGAATGGATATCTTCTGGATGTTCTATGTTGGATCTTGCTATATCAAATAGACCCCATGGAGGCTTTCCAGTAGGTAGAATTACCGAAGTAACAGGATTAGAAGCATCTGGTAAATCATTGTTAGCTGCTCATACCTTAGCAGAAACGCAAAAGAAAGGTGGATTAGCTGTTTATATAGACACTGAATCTGCTACTAGTTCTGAGTTTTTAACTGCTATTGGAGTTGATCTTAAAAAAATGTTATATGTTCCATTAGAAACAGTAGAAGAAATATTTGAAACTATTGAAACTATTGTTGAAGGTGTTAGAAAATCTGATAAAGACAGATTAGTAACAATAGTAGTTGATTCTATTATGGGTGCATCTACTAAAATTGAAATGTCAATGGAATATGACAAAGATGGATATGCAACTTCTAAATCTATTATTCTTTCTAAAGCAATGCGTAAAGTTACTAATTGGATTGCAAGAGAAAGAATCTGTCTTATATTTACTAATCAGCTTCGTACTAAATTAGGTGTATCATTTGGAGACCCTTGGACAACAGCTGGTGGTAAAGCTATACCATTCCATTCTTCGGTTAGACTTCGTTTAAAAAATCTTGGACAAATAAAAGCCAAGATAAATGGAGTAGAGCAAATAGTTGGAAATAAAACGAGTGTACAGGTAGTTAAAAATCGTATGGGTCCTCCGCATAGAAAAATAAATTATGAAATTTATTATGATAGCGGTATTGATGATTATGGTGGATGGCTAACTGTCATGAAATCGTTTGGTATAGTAAAACAATCTGGAGCTTGGTATACATTGGAAGATATTGATCCTGAAACAGGAGAGGTATTTAAAGAAATAAAATTTCAATCCAAAGACTTTTTAGAAAAAGTAATACAATTTTCAGAAACAAAAGAACGATTATATCAACGTATATGTGATGCTTATATATTCAAATATCAAGCAGGAGTAGACGGAGGTATAGATGATGTAGTAATTGATGAAGAAGTTATAAATGAAGAATAGATTTCAACAACTATTCAATGAGTTACAAAACGAAAAGAGTTTAGGCCCATCGTCCCCAGATGATCATATAATTATCTTTGATGGGCTTAACACTTTTATTCGTAGCTTTGGAGCAACACCTGCTTACAATGAAGATGGTGATCATATCGGTGGTATTACTGGATTTTTATATTCTATAGGAAAAACAGTTAGAGATTTTAAACCTTCAAGATGTGTTATAGCATTTGACGGACAAAGAGGCTCTGCTCGAAGAAAATCAATATATAAAGATTATAAAGCTAACAGAGCCAATAAAACAAAACTTCGCCGACATGATCATCATTTTACTACAATAGAAGATGAACAAGTAGCAATGCGATTTCAATTTAGCAGATTAGTTTCATATTTAGATTGCTTACCTGTTACTTTTTTAGCTATGGATGGTATTGAAGCAGATGACACTATTGCATATATTGCAGATCAATATCATGACAAAAGCAAAAAGATTACTATAGTATCAACTGATAGAGATTTTTATCAATTAGTAGATGATAAAATTCAAGTATGGTCGCCTATTAAAAAGAAAATGTATGATACTCAAACAGTATTAGAAGAATTTAATATACATCCTAATAATATGGTGTTATACAGATCATTTACTGGAGATAAATCTGATAATATTCCGGGAGTATCTGGAATAGGTCCAAAAACAATACAAAAACATTTACCAGAACTTGCTACAGATAAATCTTATACATTAGAAGATTTACAGAAAAAAAGTAAATCTAGTTTAAATGAATC